CATAAACTAAATTCTTCTTCACCAGTTGATCTTATGCCTGCGAACTTCCAATCAATACTCCAATACTCGTTAGAGTTGATACCTTTGGCAATTTTTACCATAGGAAATATTTCTCTATAGATTTTACTGTCTTCAATAATTCTTTTTATTGCTGCACTCTTTGGTCTTGCAACATCGACGGTATATGAGATATATAGAATTTTTAGTGGTTTACGATTGAGTGCATGTATACCAATAGCCCAGGCTGTAAATAAACCTAAGACTGTAGACTTAGCAGATCCTCTTGGTGCAAGTATATCTACATTAGGTCCAGCAATATTAATTAAACACTCACTATCTTGGTGTGTATAAAGATGTTCATGCCATAACTGCATATGTTCTGCAGGAGGTTTATCTCCTACAACATCACAGAAATATGCAAAATCTCTTCGAGCTTTTTCAACATCAACTGATGA